TCACTGAGGCACAATAGGCCATTATTTCCATATATTCATTCATTATACATTGCATTGTAACTCATTAAATTTATCAGCATACAATTGCATTAATTCATCATATACTTCTTTGTCACCAAATTGTTGGTATACCAACTTGATGTAAGGTATTGCATTATCAAAATGGTCACATGTGACACATGAATTGATAATCGCTACCGCTTTTTCTTTTGCTAATTCTAATTCTGTTTTCATTTCTTTTTAATTTAATGAATAATTCAACAACATTTCACATTGATTGCAAAATGGTGGTGGTGTTTTGCCAATAGGTGTTTTTATATAATTAACACCATTTAAGTTTCTAATCTCTTTCACTTTACAAAATTCACCATCTTCTTCTCTACAACTAACATAACACATCATTGCACTACATCTATTACATAAAGCCACTGGTTCACCACCATTAAACTTTATTTTTGGGTTTGGTTTCTTCATCAGTTTCAAGTTTTTTTTCTTCCATATCTAATAATCCTTTTCCAAATCTTTCAACACGTTTATAATATCTTTCTTTAACTCTATCTGATATCGGAAGAGAATTACCCTCGTCATCTATTCTAACAAATCTAATAGATGTACTCATAGCAACTTCTTGTTCACCAGTATATACGTTATGTTTTCTTATCTCAATATACAATGTAACTGATGTGTTACCAAATGCTGATACATTTGCGTATACTTTGATAATATTACCAACCTTGATTGGTTTCTTGAAAAACATTTCACTAATTGATAAAGTAACCATTCTAGGTGTATCACAAATTTGTGAAGCATATGCTGCACTACTTTGGTCAATCAACGCTACCAAGTTACCACCAAACATATTAGCATGAACACCAATATCACTAGTTTTACATAAATAAGTCGTTACTAATTCCATAATCCCTTTTAATAATAAATATCTTTAAAAGGTATCATATTTACAAAGGTATAAATAAATTTAATAAAACCCTAATTTATTTTACTTTATTTTCAAGTTGTCTATTATCTAAACAGTAACAATCCCCTTTGAACATCCATGTTGGGTCAGAACCCTTTTCATCAACCTCACCTTTTTTATGAAACTCAGCTTCTTCGAAGAACGCTTCTTTCTTTTTCCAACCAATTATCCACCCCTTGGATAAATCTGTAAGGATTGCAACAAAACAATAATAATCACATTTCTGTCTTGTATTGAAAGCGAATATGTTAGCCCTATGATATGGTTCTGGTGCCATATTTTGTAATTTGGTTTTTACATCTACTTTCTTGCCTTTGATAATCATATCATAGTTGTAATCACCAACATACTTTGTTTTGCTTTTATATGCATCCCAAACCAGTATCTCACCCAACGCACCAACTTCGTTACCTTTGCCTTCTGTAACGGAACCATTCAATACGTTAAATTCGTATAATTCTCTACCTCTTTTTCTTTGGTCTTCAGTAATTAAAAATTCTCTCATTCATAATAAATAATCTTTCTTGTTATTTTACAGATGAATCTTCAACCAACATTTTTGTTAATTGTTTTATTGATTCTGTAATCAATTCATCTTTTTTTGCGTATTGATTTTGGTCAGCAACATGTATAAGCGTACATAATGCTTCACAAACACATGCAACATCATTGATTATCATTTTTGCTGCTTCTTCTTTATTTGTTGGTTGATTCTCTGAACCTTTAGTAATAAGGATTTGTTGTTCTCTTTCAGTATCAACATCAATGTAAATTGTATTTTTCATATAACTATTATTTTTACAAATGTACGAATAAAAAACAAATATAACAAATATTTATATTAAAATAATTATTATGGCAAAAGCAGCAAAAGGAGCTACTTCTTCGTCATCGAAGATTAGCAAAGGTAAAAAGAAAAGACCAGGAGTTCACTCTAAGTGTAAAACTTCAGTATCTAAAAACGCTAAAAACTATATGAAAAAAAGCGTAGGACAAGGGGGGTAAATTTAACCTATTTATGTTTTTTTATAGTTTTCGTAGTATTTATTATTAAAATAAGTATTATGATAGTGTATTGTGCAACAAATTTAATAAACGGTAAAAAATATATTGGCTATACAACCAAGAAATTAAGTGAAAGAATAAAAATACATATGTATAAATCTAATAGTAAAACAAATAAACATTATTTTTATTTGTTCCCATTAGCTATTAGAAAATATGGTATAGAAAATTTCAAATGGGAAGTATTATGTGAATGTTCTTCAATTGATGAATGTCATAAAATGGAAATTTTTTACATTAAATCAATAAACACAATTTCACCTAATGGTTACAACTTAACTGAAGGTGGTAATGGTGGTATTCAAAGTGAAGAAACTAAAATTAAAATTAGTGAATCATTAAAAACTCATTTTAAAATAAATGGTTGGGTTGATAATGTACCTAAAGAAATTAGAGTAAAAGCAGCTAAGAAAGCATGGGAAACTAAAAAAGCTAATGGTTTTAACTATCCTACTGGTTTTACTAGAAGTGAAACGTCTAAAATTAAAATGAGCGAAACAAAAAACGAAAAAAATAAATTAAAATGGTTTAATATTAAAACAAATGAAACTATTGAATTATCAATCACTAAAATGAGTGAATATTGTAATTTAAGTATTGGTGTTTTTAATCATTTAAAAAATGGTAAACAAAAACAAACTAAATGTGGTTGGATGTATATAGAAAATTAGGTTAAAATAAAAAAGGAGCTCATGGCTCCTTTTTTTATTAGTGCACTAATAAAAGTGTTTTATGTACGTCATTTCTTTGAGCACCAATGTCACTGTCACCTTTTGGTAGTACAATAACATCATACTTAAATTTGTCAGATTCTTTTGGCGGTAATTCATCTTGATATTTCAACCTATCCATTGGAATATTGTATTCTTTAGAAATTAGTTGTTTTAATAATTCTTTACCACCTTGTTGGAAAATAGGTTTTTCTTCACTATCAACTTGTATATGAGGCCCTTTATAAACAAAAACTTTTTTAAATAATTCTGATGGAACTATATCTGAATATTTAACCTTCTCTAAATCAACTTTAGCTAATTCGCTAGGTTTAGAACCTTTAGAAAAATTCATAACCATTGCATCACCAGCTAAATCTATATATTTTGCTTGTTTGGTATAAGCATATGATTTAACGTCATAACCTAATTTTACCAACTGTAATGTTGCTGATTTAGCAATTTTAAAATATGTATCACTAAAAAAGTCACCAGCATCATTCCATCTTATAACTAATTGTGGACCTTCATTTGTTGTGTTAGTATCCTCAAAATCATCAAAATCCCAATTAGCTTTAGGTGTTTGAACTGAACTAGCAGCGGAAATCAATTCTTCCATTACTTTTTGGTAATAACGTTTAGGGTTATTCCATAATAGATTAAGTCTTCTCATCAATTTAAGAATCTTACCATCATTCATTCCATAAAAACCACCTCTGGCATAACATACCAATGCACATTCACCAGCACCTGGACATGTGTTTATATTTTTAAATTGATTATCTTCTTGGTCAAAAACAATACCGTTTATAGCTGGTAACCCAGTATTTACTGTAAATTGATTTCTACCCTTATCACTTTTTTCCATTTTCGGGTTTTTATCAAATATTTTTGATGGTTCTTTTTCGATTAACCCTTTAAATTTTTCAGAATTTAAAACAGCTGTTTCCCTCATTGCCGTATCTGATGGTATATTTTCGCTTTTCTTATACCCTAGTTTAACACCAAAGTCAGTAGGGTTAAAACCTTCATCTTTATTATATGAACCAACTAATCTATTAAAATTAACTTTTCTAGGTTTTTTAGTGGGTTTACCACTTTTAGTTGTTACTGCTGGTTCTAGTTGATAAACATCAAAATTATCTTCAACTTTAACTAAATAATCTTCAATATGATTTCTGTGAAATATTACATTTTTTGTACCTAAATTAACTCTTTCTTTGTCATCAGTATTTTTTCTATTTAATTCAGCATTCATTTCTTTTGCTAATTGTTGTGGAGTTATACATGATGAAATAGCACCTTCATGGTCAGTAGCACCTTCAGTTAATTTTTCGTTTCTATATACACTTAATAACGATTCCTTTAATAAATCTTTTATCATAATAATTCTTTTTACTATAAATATAGTAAAATAAACAAAAAATTGTATAGAAAGAAGACATATTGGTTTATTTAATTAGTGCGTCCACTTGAGCTTCGGATGCATATCGTGTTCAGTGAAACGAAGACTTCAGTGACACTGAACATGCAAAAATATTGAACACTTTGTGTACCCGAAGAGATTCGAACTCTTGACCCCTCCGTTAAAAGCGGAGTGCTCTACCAACTAAGCTACGAGTACATATGTCTCCCCGATTGGGCTCGAACCAATGACTCTCGCATTAAAAGTGCGATACTCTAGCCAACTGAGTTACGAGGAGATATTATTTTTCCAATAACACTCGTAACCTATTGGTCGAGTGCCTTAT